GCAAAAGCAGGGGAATTACTTAACTAGCAAAATGGAAACAATATCACTAATAACTATACTACTAGTAGTAACAGCAAGCAATGCAGATAAAATCTGCATCGGCCACCAGTCAACAAACTCCACAGAAACTGTGGACACGCTAACAGAAACCAATGTTCCTGTGACACATGCCAAAGAATTGCTCCACACAGAGCATAATGGAATGCTGTGTGCAACAAGCCTGGGACATCCCCTCATTCTAGACACATGCACTATTGAAGGACTAGTCTATGGCAACCCTTCTTGTGACCTGCTGTTGGGAGGAAGAGAATGGTCCTACATCGTCGAAAGATCATCAGCTGTAAATGGAACGTGTTACCCTGGGAATGTAGAAAACCTAGAGGAACTCAGGACACTTTTTAGTTCCGCTAGTTCCTACCAAAGAATCCAAATCTTCCCAGACACAACCTGGAATGTGACTTACACTGGAACAAGCAGAGCATGTTCAGGTTCATTCTACAGGAGTATGAGATGGCTGACTCAAAAGAGCGGTTTTTACCCTGTTCAAGACGCCCAATACACAAATAACAGGGGAAAGAGCATTCTTTTCGTGTGGGGCATACATCACCCACCCACCTATACCGAGCAAACAAATTTGTACATAAGAAACGACACAACAACAAGCGTGACAACAGAAGATTTGAATAGGACCTTCAAACCAGTGATAGGGCCAAGGCCCCTTGTCAATGGTCTGCAGGGAAGAATTGATTATTATTGGTCGGTACTAAAACCAGGCCAAACATTGCGAGTACGATCCAATGGGAATCTAATTGCTCCATGGTATGGACACGTTCTTTCAGGAGGGAGCCATGGAAGAATCCTGAAGACTGATTTAAAAGGTGGTAATTGTGTAGTGCAATGTCAGACTGAAAAAGGTGGCTTAAACAGTACATTGCCATTCCACAATATCAGTAAATATGCATTTGGAACCTGCCCCAAATATGTAAGAGTTAATAGTCTCAAACTGGCAGTCGGTCTGAGGAACGTGCCTGCTAGATCAAGTAGAGGACTATTTGGAGCCATAGCTGGATTCATAGAAGGAGGTTGGCCAGGACTAGTCGCTGGCTGGTATGGTTTCCAGCATTCAAATGATCAAGGGGTTGGTATGGCTGCAGATAGGGATTCAACTCAAAAGGCAATTGATAAAATAACATCCAAGGTGAATAATATAGTCGACAAGATGAACAAGCAATATGAAATAATTGATCATGAATTCAGTGAGGTTGAAACTAGACTCAATATGATCAATAATAAGATTGATGACCAAATACAAGACGTATGGGCATATAATGCAGAATTGCTAGTACTACTTGAAAATCAAAAAACACTCGATGAGCATGATGCGAACGTGAACAATCTATATAACAAGGTGAAGAGGGCACTGGGCTCCAATGCTATGGAAGATGGGAAAGGCTGTTTCGAGCTATACCATAAATGTGATGATCAGTGCATGGAAACAATTCGGAACGGGACCTATAATAGGAGAAAGTATAGAGAGGAATCAAGACTAGAAAGGCAGAAAATAGAGGGGGTTAAGCTGGAATCTGAGGGAACTTACAAAATCCTCACCATTTATTCGACTGTCGCCTCATCTCTTGTGCTTGCAATGGGGTTTGCTGCCTTCCTGTTCTGGGCCATGTCCAATGGATCTTGCAGATGCAACATTTGTATATAA